CGCAACCCTTCAAGAGTTCGGGGTGGCCGATGTCGCTCGAGCGTTCGGAGTGCCGGTCACCATGATCGACTCCAGCTCCTCACCGACGACCGAAGACCTCTCCGCCTATCTCGAGGGATGTCTCCGACCCTTGCTCGACCTCATCGGGGCTGAGTTTGAATTTAAAACCCTCTCTTCTGGCGAGCGCTTGAGATTCAAGACCGAGCAGCTCACTCGGGGAACCGCTAGCAATCAAGCGGCTGCCGCTCGCCAGCTTATCGACGCCGGAATCCAGACTCCGAACGAGGCTCGACTCTCGCTCGGAATGTCAGCGCTGGACGCTCCGGGAATGGATGAAATCGTGATTTCAAAGAACTACGCGCAAATGAGCGCGACCGCTGGCGATGACGCTGGCTCCGATGCTTCAGGGGGTGGCGATGACGCTTGAGATTCGATCGACATCGGTAGAGGTTCGCGGGAACGTCCTGGAGGGGGTCGCGGTTCCGTTTAACGAATACACGGAAATCCGTGAAGGCGGCGTGACCTTCCGAGAGAAGTTCAATCCCGGATCAATCACGGTTCCGGATCACGCGGTCCTACAGTTTTCGCACGACGGCGGCGGGGTTCCTCTCGCTCGAGCTGGTGCGGGAACGATCACTTTTGAAGATACGCCGGAGGGGTTGCGCTTTACTGCAAGCATTCCCGAGGCGCGTACCGACATCATCGAAGCCCTGGAGCGCGGCGATCTTGACGGGTCGGTCTCGATTGGTTTTTACACGGTGCGAGATCGGAAAACTCCGGTTCGCAAAGGGAAGGTTGCCTATCTCCGAGAGATCGAAGAGGCAACTATGGATCATTTGGCCGTAGTGGAGCGGCCAGCTTATGAAAATGCGAAAGCGGAGTTTTCCAAATGAATTTGATCGAAATGCGTGACAAGGAAGAACGACTCTTCAAGGAACTTGGAGCCGTTCTCGACGGCGCTTCCGGTCGGAATTTGACCGCCGAAGAGTCTGAGAAAGTCGAAAAGATGAACAACGAAGCCGACGCGCTTCAGGGCCAGATCCGTTCGGCCGCTGCCGTCGAATCCGCTGAGATGCGTCTCAGCTCGGCTCGTGGTTCATGGAACATGACCGAAACCAAAGTTGAGAACACTCCTGAAAAGGACTTTCGCGGGTTTGCGGCTGGTAACTATGGGCGTGAGTTCCGAGCGCTTCCCATCACCGGCGGCGCTGCTCCGAACGCGGCACCCCTGGCGGACCTCGGTCTCTATCGTCAGTTCATCGAAATCATGGATCGACTGGCTCCGATGCGTACGGTTTGCGCGGTGGACACCTTCAGCACGGCGGATATCCGGTATCCGCAGCAATCCTCGCAAGTTGTTGTAGACGATGACACGGCCGAAGCAGCAGCGTTCGACAACTTTGAGCCTACCTTCGGCGCGAAGACTCCAACTCCTCGCAAGTTTGCGGTTCAGACTTCGGTTACACAAGAAGCCGTCGCGGATTCGCTCTTCAGCCTTGAAGACATCGTGATTCGTCAGATGGGCGAAAGTCTCGCGGCCGCTCAGAACGCGGCTTTCATGTTAGGAACGGGCGTTGCCGCTGGTGACGATCGCCTCTTCGCGGATCACTCCGCCGCAGGTGGTCAGCTCATGACGGCCGCAAGCGCGACCACCATTACCGTCAAGGAAATGGTGACGGGTCTTACCAAGCTCGCCGGTACCGGATACTTCGGTCGATCGGGTGCGTTCGTGGTTTCTCCTGGTGTGATTGAAGCACTCATGACCGAAGGCGATTCGGTCACTCGTCCGCTGCTTCAGGCTCAGGCTCAGAGTTCATTCTCGATCGAAAGCCCCTTCCAGATCTTCGGCCGTCCCGTGTACGTGGCTTCCGAAGGCAACGCGATGACAACCGGAAAGTTTGTCGCCAGCTACGTCGCTTCTGACGCAGCTAGAATCGCAGACGTCCAGGGAATCAATTTCCTCCGAGATCCCTATACCAAGAGCGCTACGGGCGAGATCAATCTCCTCGCCTCGATTCGCTCAGGCTTCGCAATCACCGAAGCTCGCGGCATCGTTTCGTACAAGCTCGGATGATGAAACAACGCGGTTCAGTCTCTCCGGGGGGGAAACCCCTCGGAGGGCTTTTTTCTTGAAGGGATATCCGAATGAGAATCACGGCTCAAAGCCCGGTCACGTTTTCGCTTTCGGAAATGAAGGCGCATCTCAGGGTCGAGCATGATCTCGAGGATGACGTCATCGCCCGATATCTCGACGCGGCCGTGATGTTTTATGAGAACGCCACCGGGTACTATCTCCGCGAAACGACCTTTTCGGCTCGGTTTACTGAGTCGCCTATTCAGCTCGTGGTCCGTCCATATATCTCACTGACATCAGCGAAGACCGACGCCGACGCTGATATCACTGTGACGCGCTACGAGGCTCCTGGAGAGGTCTCCGTCCTTGAATGGGATTCGGATTCGGTCGGGGCCGCGAATCTCGTCTGGAAGGTGGGAGCGGTCAACAGGGGCGACATTCCCGCAATGGCCGCGCAGGCCGTCCGGGCGCTCGTCGCTGATATGTACGTGAATCGCCAGATGGAGCAACCGGTCCAGCTTTACAAGTCTGGAATAGCTTCCGCGATGATGATGGGAGAGGCTCGGACTTCCCTATGATCCCCCAGGTCGGCCAACTTTCAGCGCCTTTTATCGTTCAAACTCGGACGGTTACTCGAGACTCATTCGAGCAGCCGATCGAAGCCTGGAGCGATGCGGGCTATGTCTGGGCGAAAGTCGAGACTCGAGGCGGGTTCGGCAAGGGTGAATTTGAGGACACGCTTCAGGGCATGGAGCGCAAGGTCGCGGTAATCGACGGCCGGAAAACCGATATCGCTTGGAGCGTAAAAGATACGCGGTTGAAGAACGCGAACGGCGGTCTTGACGCTACGCAAATCTACAACGTGACCGAGATATCCGATTCGGGTCTTCATCATCACCGAATTGAGTTGACGCTCGAGGAGGTGACGAAATGAAAGCTCGTGATCGAAATCGAATTAAGGCGCAAGCTTATCAGGCGGCCGCAGGTTCTCTTGCTGGCGAGCTAATCGGACAGAAAGACATCATCCGGAACATGAAAAAGATGCCGGGTGACGTTCAGGCGAAGATTACCCAGAACGCTATCAAGCCTATTGTTAAGCTTTCAACGGCAACGTGGAAACGTGAAATTAAAAGCGCTCGAGTATCCGGAACCTCGAACGCCTTCCGTCGTCGCTACGGGGGAACGTCTCTTCGAGTCGCTTTGGCAAAGTCGGTAAAGTCTCGTAACCCTAGCGGGAAGGGTAAGAAGTCTCTCCGAGGATATTCCATGAGCGCCGGAGGGGTCACGAAGCACGGCGCAAAGGGCGAAGCAACGACGAACGCGGGTCAGATCTGGTGGCTTGAGTTTGGCACTAAGCCGCACTCGCTCGGAAATGGCCGTCGACATCCAGGAACCAAGCCGGTTACGCACATTCGTAAAGCCGTCGACCGTCTCAAGCCTCGAGCGCTTCGGATGTTCGAAACGGCGGTTCGCCTCGGCATGAGGTCGGGCGGCGAGCGAATTACTGCGCAACAGTTTAAGAGGATGACGAAATGATCTCGGACCTTTTGCAATGGTTAAACAACGGCAGCGGTTCTCTGGACACTTTGGTCGAACCGTACCTCCGCGACGATTTAGATCTTCCGGCTATCGTTTACGAGATTCAGTCGGAAGAGTTTGAGCGCGATCTAACGACAAAAGTAAGCACGTTAAGACTTTCGACGGTTTCGATTAGGTGTCTTTCAGGCACTTTTTCCCTAGCAGAATCAACGGCTGAGGATGTTGTAACTCGGCTTGGAAATTACAACGTTACAAATTCTACGGCGATCAGAGGGCTATCGATTCAGTCTCTTGACCGTTCCTATTCTCTTCCTGTTGAATCATCTAACGAAATTTTATACGAGGTCGATATTTCGGTCGTCGTTTCTTGGAGTGCAGCCTAATGCCAACGACTTCATTCGGTACAACTGTCTCATTCGGAGGTAACTCTTCTGGGGAGGTTCGCTCCGTTGACGTTTCTGGTCAGTCACAGTCGATGATTGATACAACGAAACTAGATACCACTAACGCAACTCAGGTCGCTGGTATTAAGCAAAACGCAACGATAACCGTCACGACTCTGAATAATCCTGGCTGGGCCTTAGGGGGTAGCGGTTCAGAATTGATAATTGATTACGGTGGTTCTGGCTCTGGCACGGACTATGGAACCTGCGTGATGACGAGCGGTCCTAATGGATCGGCGGCAATTGATGCCGCTGTAGAGTTTTCATTCACGTTCGAACAAGTTGACGCGGGGGCCGAATGATCCCGAAGAACGTATCTATTGCTGAAGTCGATTACGTGGTCACGGCTCCAACGGGCCGAGACTATATGTCGTCTCTGGAAATGCAAGACTTCGAGAAGGCTTGTTTTTTTATCCTTCAATGTGTGAAAGTGGACGGACGAGCGGCGTTCTCGACTATCGAAGAGGTCCAGGCGGAACCGCTGGCGCTACTTCTTAAGCTCGAGGCGGTCGTCTCGAGCCTTCTGGAGTACGACATCCCGGACCCTACGTAGGAACCCTCGGGGCGTTCTGCCGCTCCTTGGGGGTTCCGATTGGCGAGGTCATGCGAGGACCGGCGGCGGATTTGGTGTTTTGGATGGATTACTCGAAACGGCTTAAAGAAGCTCAACAGGAGGCAGCGGCATGGCAGGCAAATCAAGAAGCCTTGGATCACTGTTAGTAAATGTTGGAGCGGATACCCGCGCTTTAGAAACTGGCTTGCATTCAGCAACTGCATCAGTAAATCAGTTTGGAGCTAGGACAGCCGCAACTACGAAAAAAGCTCGAGCGGGTTTCAACAATATGAGTACGGCCGCCTTAGGGGTTGGCGCATCAATGGCGGCCGCCACTGGGCTAGGTGGCTTAATGGCGCTCGGTCCCGCTGCCGCTGGTGGTGTAGCGATGAGAGGTCTAAATTCGATCTCTTCCCCAATGGCGGATTCACTTCCCAACATGATGAGAAAATTGAAACTTGAGCAGAGGGCTATGCGGTTTCAGTTTATGGGCGGTCCTGCTGGCGACGCTCTTTCGAATATGAACTATTTCACTAATCCTGGAAACTTAATAGAGGAAGCTAAAATCGGCGGACTCGAATTCTTTTCGGGTATTGGAAAGAATAACGTATTCAAGATGCTTGGTGATGTTATGAGTCCTACTGATGGCGTTGCGGCTCAAGTTAGCCCAGACTCCCCAGGGTGGAACAAGGGAAGCGAGATTAGCATGGGAATCATGCGCGGAATGCTCGGTTTCGGGGTCTCGCCATGACTTGGACAATCAACGAAAAACAAGGTTCGCGAAAGTTTTCGGTTACTGATGAAGGGCCATCGGCGGCCGTTATTAGTCTGGTATGCACTGCCTCAGTTGCTTCTGATGTCGTCGATACTCTATGGGATCAAATCACGACAGCGTACCCAATCGGAAGGCCTCTTCCGACTGGCTCGGTTCTTAACTCGTTTCAGCCTTCCGGAGCGAATGACCAATACACCTGGTACGTCGATTCATATTCAGGCGCTCGGCCAGCCGCGACCAACTCGAGCAGCGCTCAGTTATATCTAGTCGATGTGAATATCAGCTTCCTCGGTCCAGTTTCGGCGCTGACTGGGGTATCGAATAACACCAGGCGCGACGTTGAGGTGATGTTCACTGGTATATCTAGGACGGCTCAAACGTGGGTTGATTGGGATTCTCTGGATGGTCTTCCGAGTGAATCTGATACCGACTGGAGCAACGCGAACCCGTCCAATCTTCGGATCAATGGCACGCGAATAGATGTGAATGGTCGTCCTATGCCGAAATCGGTTCACCAGCAACGGTTGACCGTAAACGTATACGGGGCGTTCGATGTTGATGCGGCTTCGACTGTTGCGTACAGCCATCAGGGGAAGCGTGCGGCGAACGGAACTATCTTCGGTGTCTGGGCTGGTTCTAAAGTCTTGTTTGACAGCTTGGAAATCGTGCAAGTAAAGCACGGGTTTCAGCGTGCAACGTTTCGATTCGTCTGTGATTGGTTTAATCATTTAGAACAGGAACTTTGCACGGCCGGAACCGGGAACCAAATGGTCCCGGCTTTCGATGGATCTTCTCAGGATTTGACAACGATTACCCGAACGGGCGGCACCTCGATTGAGGTTTTTCATGCTGAGGCGGTTTGGAGGCAGCCGTATAAAAAAGGCACTTGGTCGCTTTCGGATGTTCTCGGCACAGATGCCGCGACCTATGTTTCGGGGTTGTTTTCGTGAATTCATACGATCCAAGAAATCCTGGGGTTGACTTTTTCAAGCCTTCATTCCAACTATTGGAAATTAAGACAGCTACAGCCATAACAGGTCAATCGTATCGCTGGGAATATGATTTACAGCTTGTTGATATTGATGACGCAGACCTCCAGGCCACTCCTGCCTATGAGGATCGAGGTTCTCAGGTCAAAGGTTTCAACGTCCTCGAGTTTGATAATACGGTCACAAATGCGGGCGGATACGACCCGGATAACATTCCAGACGATTTTGATGTGAAGCCTGTTTCGGGTTATGTCTTAGGGCATCCCGTAAATGCGAAAGCCGACGGCACGGTCAAGATCGTTTTCCTTTTTAGTGCAGTAAATCCAATAGATGGAGTCTGTTCATGATTACGGTCGGCGGTTCTTCATTTACTCCAGGCTCTCCTGAGTCTCTGGCGATTTCTGGTCTCGACGCTACGCAATCGACGGCCGTTTTCAGGTATTCGACTCTACAGGTTTCCGGATCTCTAGCGGGGGCCGTGTGGACGTTTGCTTTCACTGCGAACGATACGGCCGTTTTCGATCCAACCCCTAACCGTTTCGATTGCCAGATCGTATACGGTGATGGCTCGCTCACCCCGGTCGTTCTTCGAACAGGTGAGCGCAAGACAGGAACCGAGCCGGAAGTTCCTCCAGGCACTACTCGAGTTTCATCGATTACGGCCGGAACCGGGATCTCTTGCACGCCGAATCCGATTACCGACGCTGGAACCGTTGCTTTGAATGCGGGCTTGAATGAGCTTCTCGGCGTTTCCATTACTGCGGGATCACTTGGCGCCGACGACTATTTGAGGTTCGACGGTTCGAACTGGGTCAACTCAGACCCTCACCAAAGGATTCCGCGCCCAGGCTCCACCTATCGTATTGAAGTCGGAAAAGCGTGGAATCCTCTTCTTTCAACTCCGGCGCTCTCTACTGTGTATCGAGAGAGTTGGTTCAGGGCTGCTGGAGGAAGTGAATCCATCGGGCCTGTAACGCTAAAAAGCAGCGGCGTGGCTTTCGTGGTTAATTCTGGTGGATATATCGAAAAGATCGATTCGCTTGGAGGTTCTAATATTCGCTATGGGTCTCAAAACCCTGGCGGGCGC